GTTTTAGGTCTTTTACTCATTAGCTTTGAACAACTTTCTCTAGGATTAATTGAAACCCAGCAGAAATAGAAGTGGTAGCATCTGCTTTGGCTCTTATTTCTAAATCTGATTTTTCTGATAAAATTTCAGGTACTAAATAGTCTTTTCTAAATGGTGTTCCAAATGAAGTAATTAATGATTTAGTTTGAAAAGTATTTCCATTTAAAGGTCTTTGCATAAATTTAGCCTCAACTTCTTTTTGCTTACTTGTTCCAACATCAATAGACATTAAAAAGCCACGATAGTTTCTAGGAATTGAATATACTGCTTGAAGTGATTGACCATAACCAACATCAACTATTGAAACAGGAAGTGAATTAACTGTTGTTGTAATCTTACCAACATTATCAACTCCTGTATTAGCATTTTCTAATACTGATCTAAATACCCTAATAAAAGATGTAGTAGAAGCTGAACCCCCTACTGTAATAACCTCATCAGCTAAATCCCAATTTGAATCTAAGCCATAAATATGAAGTAAGCTATCATTGTCATCTGTTGAAGTAGATGTTGCAACTGCTGTAGTTGGAGTTGTAGGGTAAGCATATAAACTTCCATTTTCCCATATTGTTTCGAATACTGTTCCTACTGCTGTGTTGTATCCAAATTTTTGAACTCCTGAAAAATTAGGAATGTTACCTCTTTGAATGGCAAGTCCTAATGGCATTGGTGTTAGATGGTTTATACTCATTTTTTCTTTCTTGGTTTGTATTTTTTAATAGCTTGTGAAATGAAGATGTTTTTATATAGAGAAACCTTTTTGCCAAACTTCTTATCAGCTTTTCTTTTAGCTGATTTATATGCTTTAGACTTCTTATTAAAAGATTTAGGCTTTCCTAATTTCTTTGGTCTAGGTTTGGCATATATAGGTTTCTTCTTCATTACTTCTTCTTTTTCTTTTTGTACATTTTAGCTTTTTTCTTTCCAGCTTTTGTGTATGGAAATTTTTTACCTCTTACATATGGCATAATAAACTCCTATTAGTTAGTTATTTTTCCACCTGACCACTTTGCATCAGGTAATCCATTTGTATATGATTTTCCATCAAATGTTAATACTTGTTTTCTATTACTTCCATCTTTGTATGAAACATGAATCCAACCACTATTTTGTTCTCCTGTGTAGTACTCTAAAATTAGTTGGTCAAAATCTACATTGTTTTGAATCCATAAAGCTACTTCAAGATTAGAAACTCCTAATACTTCCATATCACAAGCCTCGCCAAGACAATGCTGTGATGTTGCTTTTGAACCTATTGCCTCTGATAATTCTGGGCTACGATAACCAGATGTGATTGTGATTGGCTTTTCAAACTTTGCTCTAACAGGCTCTAATACTTCATAACAAAGATCGCCTAAGTTTTTAATCTCTCCAGCACCAGCTTTGTTTTTGATACCTTTTCTTGTAGCAGTTTGAGATTTCTCAAATTCTTCTAAAGTAAAATGTTTAGATAATTGCATTTAAACCTCTTATGGTTTAGTTGGAAATTCTACTGCTTGTACTTGTTCTACTGTTGTTAAATTTTCTGTAATATCTCTTAATGCTTGTCTATAAGTTTTAAATCCAGCAGATAATGTAGTGCCTTTTTCTTTAGCCATGATTACTTCCCAATCACTTGCTTTTAAAAGTGCATCTCTTTTTTGTCTTAAATCTGCCATAGCACGATCAAATGCACCATTGTTCCAAGCAATTTCTTCAGCTTGTCTTTGTGCGATTTCCTCTGGTGTTAGAGGTACTTGTATTCCATTTACTAATTTGTGCATAATGTTCTCCTTATAAATTAATTTACTCCGAATAGCAATATCTGACCACTATCTATGTTTCCACTTTCAATTCTAAACTTAAATCTTGTTAATGCTGATGTGGTGTTAAAATAACCTGCTAAATATTGATCTGTAGCACCAGTACCACCATAATTACTTATTCTTGCTAAAAAATGTTTCACAAATGTATCTGATGAGGGATTGAAAATATGTAAGTAACCACTTAAACATTCATCATTTGCATTTCCTATTGCTTCATTTTGAAATTGTTGAAAATTAGTTCCTTGTGCTTGGTCTCTATCGGTTCTATAACCTAATCCAGAACCAGAATCATTTTCGTCATTAAATGCTCTAAAAACAGTAGATGTTATTGTTTGATTATAATTAGTATTTGTTCCTGTATCTGCTTGAAACTCTAATCTTTTATCATCTGTTTGAGGGTGCATATTCACAAAATAAAAAATGTATTCCTTATATGTGCTATCAATACCAGATGTGAACTCTATACTAGCACTAGCACTAGCAGTAGCAGTTGAGATATGAGTTAAGCTACCCAATGAACTTATAGAACCAAATTGAGTTACATCTTTTACTGCTCTGTCGTTTAGCTTAATTAAACTCATTAATCTCCTTTTATTCCATATAGTTTTATTGTGCCAGAATCTATGTTGCCACTTGCTGGTCTAAAAATTATAGCATTTAATGCAGATGTCGAATTAAAATATCCAGCAAAATAATTATTATGAAAATCATTATTACCACCACTACCATTTTGATTCGATTTACCCATAAAGTGTTTTACAAATGTAGTTGATGAGGGATTAAATAAATACATTTCTCCACAACTATTTTCATCATTATCAATACCATCTGTAGATGGGTGTATTATTTGATCTGATGTACTTTGTGCTAAATCAGAACCACCTTCGTATGAAAGACCAGTATAAGTATCATTTTCAGAATGAATAGAATAAAAAAAAGTAGAAGTTAAAGTTATACCATAAGACGAACCACCATTTGTACTTGCTTGAAAACCAACTTTACTTTCAGAACTTAAATGTAAATTAATAAACTCAAAACGATATATTGGATAGGTGCTATCTATTCCACTTGTAAATTCTATTGAGGCACTACCACTTGCAGTTTGAGAAGATATTAAAGTCATCTTACCTTGTGCAAGTTGTCCAGCAGAAGTTATGTCAGATATTGAATTGTTGTTGTGCTTAACTAACATTAAGATACTCCATATAATTTTATTACTCCACTATCTATGTTTCCTGTAAATGGTTTAAATCTTACTGCATTTATTGGAGAGGTTGTATTTCCGTACCCAGCAATATGAAAATTATAATTATAATCTGCTTGTTGAACCATATTCATTTCCATCATAAAATGTTTTACAAATGTGGTGCTACTAGGATTATAGAGAGTAATTATTCCAACTCCACATTGGTCGTTATCTGCACCTAAACCTGTAAAAATATTTTGATTTGATGTAGATTGTGCTAAGTCATCAACTGTTCTATATTCAAGAGCAGTAAGTGTATCTGCTTCATTATGATATGCTCTAAAAAAAGTTGTAGTCTTTGTTACATTGTAATTAGAACCACCATCAGATGACATATTAAATGAAAATTCAACATCATCTTGACTTAAATGTATATTAATTAGTTTAAAAACATAAACATCATAAGTTGAATCTATACCAGATGTAAAATCTATTGTTGCACTTGCACTTGCTGTTTGGGTAGAGATAAGATTTAATGCACCACCAGATATGCCAGAGGGTAAGCTAGTAATAGCACTTAATGAATTATTTACTGCGAACTTTAAAGCCATAGCAAATCTCCGATTTGATATTTTGTTTTTCGGTAGGAAAACACCATAGGGTTATACTCCTATCAATGCTATTGTTTGTTTCACAAACAAAGAATTTCTTGATTGGTAAAATAATCTCATAGATTATACCCCAATCAATGCTTTTACTTCTTCTTCAGTTAAACCTAAATCTAAAAGTTTTTGTTTGCCAGATGCTTTTTTAGTTTCTTTATCTGCATCAGCTTGTTGTAGTTCTGCAATCTTTGCATTTACTTCTGCTTCAGTTGGCATAGTAGCACCATCTTTTATTATTTTAATATGTTGGTATTGCATTCTTTCAGAGTTAGGAATTTTATTTCCATTATCGTCATGTGTTTTCCAACCATACCAATTACCACCATTGAAAGTGTGTAACGCATTTTGTAAATAATCTATTTCTTTAGTTCTCATAATTTCCTTATGCTAATTTAATAAACAAAACATGTGTTTCGTTTTGACTAGTATTACCTCTTAGTGTCTGACCTCCACCAGAATAACCTGATGTTTGAAATTTTACTTTATCATTTGAAGTATTTGTAACATTCATAACATAGATAGCATCACTAGTAGTGAATGAACTAGCATGTGAAGTTTCAGTTGCACCAGAGGTTCTAAAAGTGTAAGTGCTGTTATCAATAGTTGAATATATATTAAAACTACCTGAAGTATTATTATTAAGTTGATGGTCTCCATGAGCTATAATTAAATATTTACCAGTTGATGGAAAAGAAAAAACACCAGAACTTTCTGTCATTCCTGTTCCTAAATAACTAAAATCATTACTATCATTTCTTTCCCAATTAGAAGTAATAAATCCATTAGTTGTAGTGTCTGCTGTTAATCTCCAATTATCTATTTCTTCTATTCCACCACCAGCTTCTGCAAAAGTATTATCTCCTCTTAAAAAGGTTGTAGCATCTTTAGTTCCTGTTGCTGTTAG